TGTCATCAACCGTAACGCTGACCTAATGTACAAGACGTACGTGCAGGTCGTTCTCCCGCAGGTCAGCCTAACTGGTACCAGCTCTGGTACGCTAGGTGCGTCTTTCGGTGGTTTCCGCTGGCTCAACTACATCGGTCACCGTCTCCTCAAGCAGGTTGAGCTCGAGATCGGTGGCCAGCGCATTGACCGCCAGTACGGCGACTGGATGCAGATCTGGACCCAGCTCACGGTTGAGGCTGGCTCAGTTCGCGCCCTTGACTCAATCATCGGCAACACGCACGACCTAGTTCTCATGAAGCGTTCTGGTGGCCTCGCGCTTGATGCGACGTGCTCTGCCTCTGAGACGACGATCTCCTGCGTACCCCGCCAGGGCACCCCGGCGAAGACGCTCTACATCCCGCTCCAGTTCTGGTTCTGCCGTAACCCGGGTCTTGCTATCCCGCTCATCGCGCTCCAGTACCACGAGGTCCGTATCAACGTGGACTTTGAGACGTGGCAGAACTGCCAGTACGCCGAGACGACTGTTGGCAATGCCCAGCCTGCCCCGGCCCAGTCCCTCGCCGCTGCTTCCCTCTATGTTGACTATGTCTACCTAGACACGGAGGAGCGTCGCCGCTTTGCCCAGCAGAGCCACGAGTACCTCATCGAGCAGGTGCAGTACACGGGTGCCGAGAGCATCACGAGCTCAAGCAACAAGCTCCAGCTCAACTTCAATCACCCGGTCAAGGAGCTCCAGTGGGTCGTCCAGCGCGACTCATTCGTCGACTGCTCGAACCCCGCCTGGGTTGCGTCAGTTGGCGGCCCGCAGCCGTTCAACTACTCTGATGACTTCAGCACGGATGGCATCATCATGTCCCTCCTATCCCAGGCCAACGGTTCTGCCGGCAACGCTGCAACTGTGTCCAGCTCATCTGGCCAGATTGCGACGGCTGTTCTTGGTCAGGGTGTGACTGAGCAGTCCAGTCTCATTGGTGCTGATACGCAGGATATCACGGGTGCCGGTGAGTTCGAGTCTGGTGTCAACTACCTCCTCGCGAAGGTTGTGCTTGACTCTGGTATCCGCTGCGAGGGCAAGAACCCGGTTGAGGTTGCCAAGCTCCAGCTCAACGGCCAGGACCGCTTCACTGAGCGTGAGGGCGCGTACTTCGACAAGGTGCAGCCGTTCCAGCACCACTGCCGTACGCCGTCTACGGGTATCAACATCTACAGCTTTGCTCTCCGTCCGGAGGAGCACCAGCCGTCTGGCACGTGCAACTTCTCCCGTATCGACAAGGCTACGCTACAGCTCACGGTGTCCCTCAACACGGTTACGGGTGCCCGCACGGCCCAGGTCCGCGTCTATGCGCTCAACTACAACGTGCTCCGTGTAATGAGCGGCATGGGTGGTCTTGCTTACTCGAATTAGTAACATTTACAAAATGGATTTAAAGATACCCCATAGTATATTAATCATAATAAATGTCGATTGTAATTGAAGGTGAAACATTAACAAAGCTAGGAAGAAAACCCAATCCTTTAGTTTATAGAGAGCTAGAAGATTGCGTAGAATGTATTGCAAAATATAATGGAAATGACGTAAAATTCTTTATTGACAAGGATGATATTGAAAAGGTAAAAACAAGAAACTGGCATCTAGTCACAGATGGTAAGTATGTTGGTTCTGATATTAAAATTAATAATGTTCGAAAAGTACTTTATCTTCATAACTTTGTTATGAAAAATTTTGATTTTCCGGGAAGAGGAACAAAGCAATCTATTGACCATATTGATCGCAATGGGCTAAATAACCGTAAGCAAAATTTAAGACTTGCTACCCAAACAGAACAAAATGTAAACCAGAAGAAGAAACCACGTCAAGCAATTTTACCAGATGGAATATCTGAACTACCAAAACATGTTTACTACATTAAAGCAAATGGTAATCACGGCGATGGTTTTGCAGTAGAATTCAAAAAAGATAAGAAACGATTGTATTACGAACGTGTTAGATCAAAAGTATTGTCTTTACAAGAAAAACTTGATAAAATCAAAGCTCTACTTGAAGAGGGTTATACACAACATCCTGATTACAGACCTTGATTTGAAATAGGTTTTCAAAAGATTTGTGTTTTAAATACAAATGAATCTCGTATATTACACAGTCGGTTACAATTCCAAATATATCGACATGTTAGAGATATCAATAAATAGTCTACGAAGATATAACACAATTGACATATTAATTATTGCAGATACGTCTATGGTTTCCGAGTGTACAAAAAGATTCAAGAATGTTCAGATCGTCGCATGTGATGATTCGATCTCTGCAATGGATTCATCAATGAAAAAACTTCAAATATTTAAATACGACATTTCAAAATACGAAAAGGTACTTTTTATTGATTCAGACATATTTGTAGACATAAATTTAGACTCAATTTTTAGTAATATTACCACTAATAAACTATACTCATATGCCGAGCAAGGAAATGATTTATCTTGGCACACGCAAGTATATCATTCTTTACTTAATTACACACCCACTGATCTTGCATTTTTCAAAGATAACAAGATTTACGTATTGAATGCAGGTATTTTTGGGTTTTTAAATACACCCATCATGAAAGAACATTTTGACAATATTTTAGAATTAATTAAAAATCACACAGGAACCACTAATTATTGGTATGAACAGTCATTTATGAATGTATATTTCAACTTGCGTAATTTGACAGACTTAACTGTGATAAATAATTCTAACTATATAATGAATTTTGATTCAGTTCCAATCAAATTTAGTTGGAATTCTGCAAAATACAGAAATAAACTTGTTCATTTTTCGATACATCGATCCGCTGATATAAAACTCAGTGAAATGCGACGATGGGTCAGAAACATACTGATATAAAATTATTTTGAAATCTTAATGGCATACGAAATACATCCATCATTTGCTATTGCATGGATTACTTGATTACGTTGAGCACAGAGTTCATCTACAGCTTGTTTGACTCCGAAATCATATTTGGTTTTTGACTTTGAAAAATTTTGATCATAGTCGTGACCCATTATCCATCCATCTTGTTTGATTTTATTAAAAGATATTTCTAAATCTTTTTTACAGCCAGCGTACGAATGATCTGCATCAATATAAATCATATCAAAATAATTATCAGGAAAAGTTGACAGCACATTGCTACTGTATCCCTTCGCAAATTTTATTCCTGTATTTGATTTGAAATATGTAACTAGATTCAAATACTCTTTATCTAAATTACAGTATATAAAGTTATTTCCATCTTGATCTCCAGAACCAACAGTTCCAGAAAAATGATCTATGGCAAAAAATGTAGTGGGATTTATAATCGAAACCAACTGCTTCATAAAATCACCGCGAAACACACCTACTTCTGCCACAATAGAGCCCTGTGAAACTAGTTGTTTTATCATATCAACACGTGTGTCAAAGATTAGCATTTATTTACATCATGATATTCTAAATGGATGAACTGTCGTGTAAGTATGTGGGATCATTTGGACTATTGAAATCATGCGATAAACGAAGCCCAACACCTGTTTCTGATTTTGGAGGACTCAATCCTGTATGGTTTGCTAATGCAAATGACAACGATATATTTCATGTATGTCCACAGGCTTTGCCCAAATTTGTAAGCGAAGTATTGCCAACGTTAACAAAACCGTTTATTCTATTAACAAATAATTCTGATTTGACGATTCCATCTGACATATCATGTTCACTTGTATTGCTTATGAATCCTCTTCTGAAAAAATGGTTTGCACAAAATTGTGTATCTGATTATGAAAAATTAGTTCGCATTCCGATTGGTCTTGATTACCACTCACTTACACCATCACCAAGTCAATTTTCATGGTCACCTGTTCAACGTCATTCGTGGGGAATAAAAAAGATGCCGTCTATTCAAGAATCTGAGCTAATTGCAATTAGAAACTTAGCAGGAGTTCGTAGTTGCAAAGCATATGCAAATTTTCAATTTTTGATGACGACTCGTTATGGACAAGTCGACCGAGTTGATGCGTTTAAGACAATTCCTAAAGATTTAGTGTTTTACGAACCTGTAAAAACAACTCGCGATGTATGTTGGAAAAATATGGTGAAATACGCTTTTGTAGTATCTCCTCAAGGTAATGGTTTAGACTGCCATCGTACATGGGAAGCACTGTGTTTAGGATGTTATCCAATTGTGAAAACTTCGGGGTTAAATCCACTATTTGATGATCTACCTGTATGGATAGTTAACGAATGGACCGATATTACATCAGAGACAATGCAAGCGAAACTTGTAGAGTTCCAATCAAAAACATTCAAGCTAGAAAAACTTACACTAAAGTATTGGCAAGATGTAATACAGAATGCCAAACAATAAAACACAGCGTATTGGTTCTCGCCGAAAAGTGTTTAATGGAACGGCCGAGAAAACGAGTGGTGGCTTAACAAAAGATCACCTTATGAAGAACAGTGCAGGGCGAATTGTTTCCATAAAACGCCACACAACGATGAAGTCTCGATTTGCCGAGCAAGACCGCAAAACGAATAACGAACAATCAGAATAATTGGTATCAACAACATCTAAAATGGCGAACTTTACTCTCGGAGTACTGCTGGATGCCATCAAGAATGATGATCTGACTACCATCAGACAAAACATGGTGACCATTCTTAAGCGTGGATTTAACAAGGATACGCGAGTCGTCAAGATGATTGAGATGCGTATGCCAGATGAGGGAGACGATGATCCGCTCTATCTGCGAGACTTCTATGTAAATTTCCTTGGATAAAGGGTAATGAAAGACATAGTCGACGCATGGATCAAAAGTGTAAATTGGAAGATCGGAAAGTTTTCGATGCTTCCAATTTTTTTTGGTACTGTCATGGCGATTCTTGACATCTTCATGATGAGCAGTGTAAAGATGATAAACACAGGTACACTTTCATATGGTTTTGGGTTTCCGTTTGCAACTATAGTGTACGCTACTCAGCCTTACATCTTTCTAAAAGCGCTCAACTACGAAAACATGACGGTTGTTAACTTAATTTGGAACTTGATGAGTGATGTAATTGTCACGTTACAGGGTGTATTTGTATTTGGCGAATCAATTGCAGGATTACGTTGGCTGGCAGTTTGCATGAGTATTGTTTCACTAACACTTTTTGCGTATACCGATTCGTAATTTAAAGAATGGATGATTACTCAACTAACTAAGAATGCAAAACATTGTAGATAATAGATATACGGACAAAAATACATGCCATTCGTATCTTGATATTTATGAAACACTATTCTCACCTATTCGCGAGTCATGTACACGTATTCTAGAGGTAGGTGTTTTGCATGGTGGATCGGTTGATTTGTGGTCTAGATATTTTCCAAATGCGGAAGTTGTTGGCGTAGATCCAGCTCCTCAACTTTTTTATGATTTTTCATCAAATCATAGAGTATCGCTCTTTACACAGAATGCATATGATCCTGTCTTTATTGAAAGTTTAGGACATAACACGTTTGACATTGTAATTGACGACGGTCCCCATACGCATCAGTCAATGAAGGATTTTGCGTCTATGTGTTCAAAGCTTCTTAAACCTGGAGGAATTCTAGTAATCGAAGATATTCAGTCGTCTGATTGGATACCTTCAATTCTATCATGTCTTCCTGCAGATATGCAGAAGAATGTAGTTGTATATGATGTGCGTCATATCAAGGGTCGTTATGATGACATTCTAATTGTAGCTAGAAATGAACTCCCAAAGATGTAGATGCTGTTTTATAAATATAGTCATACATAGGGTGATCCCATGTATTTGGTATCATATCTTGCTTTTTAAATTCCTCAAACATCATATTGTATGAATATTCTCTTCCACGTGAATCCTTTTTTGTACATAGTAGATCTAATGCAGATCCTACGTCTAAAAAAATTCCATGTGGTAGTATTTTCGTTAATTCACAAATTAAAACTTTTGCACCCATCCCACAAGACGTTAGAACGATAAACGGTTCATCTTTTGCAATATTTTTAATTTTTATTATAATACTTTCCAGTTGCGTATCAAACCAGTTATAGAGTGGAACATGAATCATATAATCTATATTCAATAATGGCTTAGCTTTAATCATAAGGGGATTGCAAACCATAATCTTTTTTAATGGTGATAGTTTGATGGTTTTATATAATTTCATTTTAGCATAAAAAGAATCTGATTTTTCGTTGAGATCATTGTCAATCAACATGGTATGATATTTTGCCCATTTGATTTCTTTTGTAACAAACTGTTTCCAAAAATCAATAACAGACGTATCATGCCATAGTCCTAAGTATGCGTTTTCTGCAGTATCAACCATGTACACAAATGATTCTTTTAATTTAGTTCTTAATTTAGGTGTCATTGGATCACGATCACAGTTTTCATTGCCATTTCCACTAACACAACATGCTTCTCCATCACCATATTTTGAAAAGGAAACGGGTACATTCTTTTCAATACATTCAGTTAAATAGTTAGTAATTTCCATTAGTAAATCTTGACAATCGAAAACGAATATTTAAACACACAATTAAGTAAGCATAAAATAAATGGATCCTCCTCTTACACGACGTGAAACTAAAAAGACCGACAAAGAAAAGAAAGGCGGTCCTTACAGTTCAAAACATATTCGAAATGTAGAAAAAATTCAATCTGAAAAGCGTAAATCTCTAAAGACGAAGCAACGATGAGTGGGACACTTTCTGTGTTTTACGATTGTCACGAGCTTTGGTATAATGTCCAGTTGCAGTTTTACGACATGTTTTTCCACGATATGTCTTCTTACTACATCCACTTTTATAATACATTCCTCGCATTACATATCCTTTGAACGAAGGAAGCGTTGTGTGAAACTTAGGAGCTAAAAATTTTAAAAGCCCGTACATCCACTTCAAGTAAGTTTTTTTGCTTTGAAGTTCAACTGGATGACGTTTTACATATTGTTCAAACGAATAAAATGGAAATTCAACACTCAATTTTTCCATAAATACTCTCTGTCTAGCCATATCCTCTTGTTCAGGCTTATCCGGATAGTTGATCGCAATTGAAAATAAAAAATCACGACCAGGTATCTCAGTTGGTTTCAATTTCATGTAATGATCCTTGACAGATTCAAAGGAAGGATCTTCACCTGGATTGATCACATTCGGGTCATCCTTGCATTGAGACCGTAACTTATGATTCACCATGTTATGAATTTCATACAACCATCTTGCAGGATCACCTCGCAAATGATGTGTGTGAACAAACTCTGTAGTGCTAGCACGACAAAACTTACAGGGTAGAATATCTTTCATCTGAAGCAAAACATCTTCGGGATGTTTCGATTTGAACGCGATCAGATGAAATAATTGCCATCCAGAAGGACCCCAATAACGAGTGTCCATAACTACTTCTTACCGTGAAAAAGTTTCTAACTGTAATTGTAAAATGTCAGATCTACTCACACTTTCACTTGCCGTTTATATCGGTCTGACGTTCGTTGACTTCTTTAAGGCGTTATCTCGTGATCTAGTCACGCCGCTATTTGCCCCGCTATTCCCGGGCGCTCAGAAGTCAATCAGCACGTTCACAGTCCAGGCTGGTCCGTTTACTCTACCGGTTGGCGACGCGCTTGCTGCCACAGTCCACCTAGTAGTTGCTCTTTTCCTCGTAAGCCTAGTGCTTCCGTATATCCGTACATATGCTCCCCTAGTGTCTCGTAAGTAAAAAGTGGTGTTTATAAATAAGAATGTCAGATGGAACATGGAGTGGCTGGTTTGCTAGTAAATTTCAAGGTGTAAAAGATGCTGTAACACCCAAAGCTGCTCAGCCTCTTCTTTCCGATACAGCTGTTACAAAAGTCACTGGAGCTGCCCCTGAGGCCCCTAATACAAATATAACAGGCGGTCGCCGTCGCACGCGCAAGGCACGTAAGGGTCGCAAGACTCGCCGTGCTCACCGCAAGCATTAATTTAGACCAATTTGCATTTTAAATCTATACTATATGTAGAATGGATCTAATAAATATAATACAAGATTCAGTGGATACATCTGTAACTCTGAAACTATTTACATCGAGAAAATCCTCAGCGTATTGCCATATTTTTCATAGTAGTTACGCAAAGTTCCCATTGTCCCAACTAAAAACCGTAGATAATTTTAACACAAAGCGTCTTTCCAGCAATCCATATCCCAAAGAAGACCGTCCTAGAGGGCAAGCAGATTTGGATTCGGTTGTACACCATAGGCGAGTAATACGGGAACAAGGCGATACAGAGCCCATATGGATCGTATTGAAAAAGGGAACCTATACTTTGCTGGATGGTGCTCATCGCATTGTTGCTACCTATTTAGAACACAAACGAACTATTCCGGCATATATAGTTCATGCTGACGAATAAAGTGTCTATTTGAGATCCACATATGTCTAAATATCCAATTTGAAGTTCACCCAGCCTCCCTTTGGACATGCGCCATACAAACTCACAATACGCTTCTCCATGTCGAGAGGGGTCAACAAACGTTGATCACTCTCTTCCTTCCACTGCTTAAATACGCGTTTAAGTGTAGCCTTGTCAACACTAATAGGTTCTTCACCTTCCACCAGAGGAGAGATCTTCTCTGCAAGGAATCGTGCAATACCATCGTTCTCGTTACGATAATCAGATGTATATTCCATGACCTTTGCCGGTGCAGCAAGCTTACGCAGACCCTTCTCTTCCTTCAGAATTGTAACCATATAGTTCAGAAATGGAGTTGCCCAATCCTTTGAGTTAACTAGGTTCTGAATTGACTCATCAAGCGGAAACTCATTTGCCGCATGAGGCGTTACAACAAATTTCGATACAAAGTTGATTACCATCAGACGACGCCAAGTACCTCCATCTGTCGTATTGATCTTCGGCTTATCGTTACATGCAAGGTGAAACTTAGCAAGAACCTCAAACTCACAACCTGACTTGAACAGATCACGTGCATACATCTTCTCTCCAGATGTAATTTCCTTCATGAGTCCAGTGTTGAGTGCAATTGCCTCATCTGGTTCCTGCATGGTTACGAAACGACGACCCTTGAGACGAATGACTTCCGGAGCAGCTGAACCAGAACCCTTACGCTTCT